CTGGAATGACCCCACCAGCACACCCTAATTGCAGGAGTAGAATTGAGTTTATACCTTCGGAGGATGCGCTAAATGAACGGTCCCAGGAATTATAATTTCTTACAGAGATTCATCGTGAGTGATGAAGCTGCTGATTCTTCAGATGCTAACACACAATATATTGGTTATGTTGACGAAACTGGTAATTGGAAGCCAATAGATCGGAGCGATATAGAACCAAATACTATCATAGTCAAAGTACCACTAAAAGCAGGTGGTATGATTGAGTGCCCTGTTGTTGATAACATCTTAGATAATGAGTGTTATTTCAATGGACGAAATACACAAAGGAGTGAGTTTGAATAAAATGATTAAAGGCACATTTTTAGACGAGAGACCAGAAGGAGCAGTGCTAGTTATACCGAAGTGGTTCATAACAGTTATTGGTTTATTGGTTATTGTTTGCAGTTTTGTTGGCGGTGTTTCATCAGTCTACGCAACCATGCGAAATGACATATCATACATCAAAGAACAAATACAATATACGCAAGAAAACAATGCGGAATTCGAAGACAGAATTGATAATTGTGAAGTGCAACTAAGTCATTTAGATGAAATGCAAGACAATATAAAAGAGATCAAAGCTGATATAAAAGACATACTAAAGAACAGGTGATTATTATGAGAACTATAAAATTAGAATATCCTGCGTTTAGGGAATTATTCACAAAGGTGGCAAAAGACCCACAAAACGATCAACGTACAAGATTAATAGTTACAACTCTTGGAGAGGTAACAGATATTCAATTCGTAGACAAAATAAATATGGTTTATTTCAAATGTGTAAGAAGCAGTAACACCATAACTGATGAGCAGTGGGATTGGATTAAAAACAATTCTTTGGTCATTATTTCTTGAATTATTAATTATACTATATAAATATGCTTTACTACAAAAAACGCATGAAAGACGAAACTCAGCAATTAGATCGAACATTCTTCATGCCAATTATTAAGTCTGAGTCAGGTAAAATACAAGCAATTCTAAGTGATGATTCAATCGATCATGATGGTGAGATTGCTGCACGTAAATTCTTAGCCAAATTTGTTGAGGGTGATAAATACTTACCTGGTTTAATGGATCACAAGAATACAGTTCTAAGTAATGTTGCTGAATGGGTAAACAAACGCATTGAGAAAGTAGCAGGTCATTATGCTCTGGTAGCAGAACCACGATGGTTTGAAAGCAATCCTAATGCGCAGATAGTAAAAAACATGATTGAGAAGGATGGTGCACAAATGGGAGTTTCCATTGGCGCTATTATTACAGAGTGGGATGACACAGAAATAGACGGGAAATCGTATCGTACTTTTACAGACGGTAAGATTTTAGAAGCGTCTTTTACCCCTGTCCCTGCGAACAGTCATGCAAGAGTTATGGCAATCGCCAAATCTTTAAATAAAAATAAGGAGGTTAGCACTATGGCTGACAATGATAATTCAGAACAAACCACAGAAGAAACTGTTCCTAACGAAACTGTTCCTAACGAAACTGTTCCAGAAGGCGCACAAAAATCGGTTTCTGTTTCTGATAAGAAATTCGACGATCTAGTCCAGAAATCTGCTGAGAAATTAGCAGAAGGGATGATAGAGAAACGGATGAAAGATGTTGATAAAATGGTTGACACAAAAGTAGAAAAACAAATGAGCGACAGATTCAAGAATCTTGAAGCAATGAAGCGAGTCGATACTGAAAACGTAAACGATTCCGCAACAAAAGTTGACAAGAAACTTGATATCTCAAAAATGGAACCAACTCCAGAAAACTTTATAGCTGTAAGCAAAGGTTGGACTCCAAACCGAGGTGAATAAATTGGCTGGATATAATTATTTGACCGATGAGAGTGTATCAGAAATTGATAAAACATCATTTGGATCACTTGGGCTTCAGAAAGATTACGAATACTACAACCCATGGTACAAACTCGATAAACGAGTTGAGCTAGGGAAGCAGTTTTTAGCGAAGTCTTTCGAAGTACAAAAAGCATCAATTGATGCAACAATCACTGGCGGAATCGGAACAGGTGGCGCAGGAACAGCAGGTTCGGCACTAATCCCAGTTTATGTTTCTCCAGACATAGTAGATAGGACAAGATTCTTCACTCCACTAAGAGAGTTAATCCCCCGAAGAGTAGCTCGTGGTAAAACTTTCGATTATAACGCACTTACTGCAAAAGGCGGTGCAAGTTGGAAAGATGAAGATGCAACTCAACCAGAAGACATTGATACTTATGACAGACAATCCGTCGATATTAAGTTCGGTTATTCAACAGGTCGAGTTACTGGACCTGCAATCGCCGCAATGCGTGGTTATGTTGACGCAATGCAACTTGATCTAGGTGTTAAAACCCAGGCTTTAGTTGAATTGGAAGAAGACACAATCATCAACGGTGATGTTAGTACTTATCCAAATGAGTACGATGGTCTAATTCAGTCTATCTCAACTAACACTACAAACTTGAGTTCAGTTCGTGTTACATTAGCAGATATCAGATCAGAATTCGCTACAACTTTTAACGCAAAAGGTCTAGTCAATATGCTTGTTACTGACGCTGCAACGCACGAATACATAAAAGGTCTAATGCAAGACTTCCAGAGAATCGAACCTGTTCCTGTTGGTTCACTACCATTCGGAATCCCGGACGCATTCTCATTTGACGGAAGACCTGTGATCAAGTCACAGTTTATGCCTACGTCCACAAACTCAAGACGTATTTTGTTCCTTGATACAAGATACATCTTCATGGCTGTCCTTCAGGACATGACTTATGAAGAGTTGGCAAAGATGAACGATAGCAACAAGTACATGATGAAAGTGTACGAAGCTCTAGTCGTTTCCTTTGAAGCTGCAATGTCACAAATTTACGGAATCAAATAGGTGATTAATTATGGCAGATATAACTTCAGGATGCACAGTAATTGCAGATAACATTGGCGACAACGGTGGTTTTGTTCTTTTCAGTACCGCTGCAACAGCTGATGACGGTGATTACATTGTTATGACAAACGCTACGAAATCAAATACGTTAACTGGTAAAAGATTACTTACCAGGGCTGCATTTGCAGTACGAGATTTCGCACTTGCAGGAACAGCTGCAAACGACCCTCTTAACTTTGACTCAACAATGATCAAAATTGGTGGTTCAACAGACAACAAAGAGAGACGTATCATTGCGTTTGTAGTACCAGTTACATCGACTGGTGGAGATTAATTGGTGATATGAATGGCTGAGATTTCAGACATTACATTAACCGCTCAATCTATACCTGGTCTCGAGATTGGGACTGGAACAGCAACAGACGGAGAAACTTTCACATCAAGAAAGTTTGGTAACGGTGTAATAACTGCCCAAGCTTCTTTTATGGAAGACCTCTCCCCTAACACTTCAAGTGTTGACTGTGCTATTTCAGGATCAGTCGTTACCTTCCACTGCGCTGGTGTAACAGACAAGAAAATTAGTTTCGTTATAACTGGAAACTAATTATTTTTTTATTTTTTATTTTCATATTATTATTTGTGAGGAATAAAAATGCCCAAAGCAATAAATACAACACATATAAGACCGAAAGGACTTGATTGGATAACATACGAAGCTGGTGATGAAGTACCATTACATCACGTGCCATACTTCAAAGCAAAAGGTGCTGAAATACTTGTAACTCCTTCAGGAGTGGTTAGTTCTGATGACGGAGAATTATCTCCTAATATTGAATGGACCTACGATAAATTAAAAGCACTTAACGCTAAGGAGCAAAAGGCAATGCTCAAACAACTAGGCATTCCTAAGAAAGAGATGCCTGGTCTTGAAGCTGATAGAATTAGCAAAATACTAGAACTTCAAGGAGCTGATGAATAATGGCAAACTATACTGCAGATTGCACAGTCTTAGGACCTCGCTTAACTTTAGACGAGATCAAAGACGAAATAGCTACAAAACTTGAACTTATTCCAAATACCTCTACACCATTTATTTATGTGACAAGAGAAGGAAACCAAGTTGATACTGGCTATGCAGGATTCATTGTTTATTACCAATAAATATGATAACCAATTCATGGACTCAAGAGAGGAGTGAATAAAAATGGCTATCACGACAAATTTAGACGTAGTTCAAACAGGAGGATATGGAACTCCTGTCGAAGATGAGCTTCTTGGTACTGGAGACAATACTGAGACGAGTTTTGATTTAGATAATACTCATATAATATCTGATTCTTACACACTATCCTATGCTTCTAGTGATAGCAACGATTTCACTGAATTAACTGAGACCACGCATTACTCTCTGGACAAACGATCTGGAAGAGTTCTTCTTACAGGGACTGGTGTCACAGCACTTGGAACCAACCTTCTATACGCAACTTATACGTTTGGAGACGACATAATTACTGACGATTATGTCACAACAATGCGAATACGTGCTGAACAAGAAACTGTTGATAAGACAGGTCAGAAGTACGAGACTGAAACAATAGACGAGAACATGAGTGCGAAACCTCGTTCTAGATACCCAACTACAGATTTCCCTTTTGATCAAGACGAAGATCGATACGATAGGGTTGTTCTAAAATGGCAACCAGTACAATATCTCAATTATTTAATATTCTTAACTAAAGGCGATGTGTTCGATTATGTATATAATTACGACTCTGATACTGCAACTTATACAGACGTAACTAAGGATATTAACTCACCTAACGAAAGCGATATCACATTATTCGCTGCAATACCTGCCAGTGGCGATATTGTTTATTTTGGTAATAATCAGAAATTCTTGAATATCCAGACGTTCTTGGTAACTGTTGGAACTGGTTCTCCCGTAATAGTTTGGGAGTATTATAATGGCACAACATGGGCTACGTTCACTCCTACCGCTGCAGTGACCGATGGTGAGACATTTCAAGCCAGTAGTTTACTGTCATGGTCTGATCTTGCGAACTGGGAAGAAGTTAGCGTTAATTCTTCCATTGACAAATATTATGTTCGAGCAAGAGTAACAACTGGTTACACAACTGCTCCAATTGCTAAATCTATCAATCTTACTGCGAACTCTGTCATAAGCAGATATGTCCCTCTAAACGAGATCGATCTTGATACTGACGGTACTATCACATTCATAGGCACTACACCACCGTATGGCATAAATAACATAAAAGTACAATATGTTGTTGGCGCTTCATCAGTCCCAGTACTTGTCCAGGATTTGGCTGCAGTATTGGCGAGTCTTAGAATCGCAATCGCTTTAACTGGTGGTTCTTACAACGACGCTACAAGTTACAGGGTCGGAAGTAAAACGGTAACTATCGGTGAGCAGTACGTCAATATTCGTGAAGTCATAGTCCAATTCAAAAGACGGATTGAAGACTTGATGGAGCAAATCGGTGAAAGAATCGAAATAGGTACATACGGAACACAATAAAATGGTTAAGACATCAGTTAGTCGGGACGCTAGAATAAACAGAACTTATTTCGATAAAGCTCTGGATATTTTCGGAAGGAAAGACATCGTTCTAACTAATTTAACCCGTACTATTGATGTTCAAGGAAATGAAACTGGCGTAACAGAATCAACGTCCACTATTGAAGGCGATCTTCAGTACGGTCCTGAGCTTGACCCTATTCTAATAAAATTAGGAGTCTTGGGAGAGGGTGACGGTGCATTCTATTGCAAATACAATGTTACAATCGAGAAGGACGATTTTATCACATTAGATGGTGAAAACTGGCGATTCTTATCCCAAATTAGACGACCACGACTTGGAACTGGTAAAGTACACCAAGAATGGGCAATGCGGAGGCTTCCATAATGCCTGAATTAACCAAAGCACAAATAGTGGAAGCTCTTAAAGAATTCTTGAAACGGAAAGCGTTCATCATAGGTAACGAACTGCAGAACAAAGTACAGGGTAAAATATCTGATATGAGATTGGTTAGCGATAAAAAAACAGGATTAAGAGGTAATTATCTTAATAGTTTCAGCATGGCTGTATCTGAAGAGGGCGATAATATAGTTATCACATTAACATCTACCGCACCCTATGCACCTTATCTTGAATATGGTACTTACGATTACTGGAAAGAGTACGGTCTTGAATCATTCCCTAGTTTCCAGGACCCTAAGAAGAAAGATTTAGCTGCAGGGCTTAGAAAACAATATCCTAAAGGTATGCAACCTTTTGCACCAATTAGAAGATCAATGGCAGAGATGCCAGAAGTCATTAAACAGGTGATTACTTAATGGCATACTTAACAGAAGCAGAAGATAAACTGGCTGAATACATGAACGCCAATGTCACAGAACCAACTCGAATTGGTCAATCTGGCAGATTAATCCCCGACTCTACTACTCTCGCAGCTGCTGGTTCTCAGCAAGTGTTCACATTTGCATCCACACGGGAACCAGTATGCATCAATTATGTAACACAAAATAATGCAACTCTTAAGAAATATTCTCAATACGGTATCGATCTAAGGAACAAAAGAATACAATTTGTAACACCTGCGACGGTTTCTGATGCTGTAGTTATAAATTATAGTTATGGAACAGCTTGGATTTATGCAGACCTTCCTAGAATTGATCTAACCAAAGAATCTTATCCTAGAATTGGTATAGATAGACTTTCCACAAATTCAGTAAAACTAGGAACTAGCGATACTGTGCTTTGGGAAGAGATAAGGTTTCAGTTTGATCATGTTGTCGCTGACGATGTGGGCTATGTTTTCGAGGTCGGTAAAACTCTATACGGTAATGAAGCAGTGAAAGCGTTAAAGAAATTTACTGAGACTGCGATAGAGGTAACTTATTATAATACTGCTCCTGCAAATTTACAATACATAAAACCAGTAGCGAAAAACCCAGTACCATTTGATGAACCAAACTCAAGGTTCAGATACATAATAGAATACATTTTCAAAGAATTCAATCGACACAATTAAGGTGATACTAAAATGCCAACACATCCACTATACACACCAGTACAATACAAAGGCGAGACCACTTATGGGACTAACGCCAACCCAGACACAGCTCTTGGTGCAGTCATAAGTGGAACACCAACCAAAGGTAATAATTTGGTTTATGTTAGAGGCACAAATAGAACTGTGCAGAAAGCGATCTATGGCGGTTATGCCCTGGCGTTAGCATTAAACCAGAGACTTCACGATTTTGATTTCATGAAATTCTTTGTCGGTCCTAAGACAGGCTCAGGTATCGCAGGAGATAAATACACTTTAACAGTGGGCGAGTATTCTAGCGTTTCTGCTTCTACAGGAATCCAACCTTTCACTCTTGAAATAGGTGATAAGGTAAAAGATACCAAAGACACATACGTTGGTTGCGCAGGTAACGATTTCAGTATTAACGGAACTGAGGGCGGAATCATAGAAGCGAATTATAATGTTATCGGTCAGAAGAACGTAGAAAGTTCGACAGCAACATCTTATACAGAGCCAACCACAAACCCGTGGGCCATGCAATTAATGACTGCAAAATGGGGAACAACTCCTACTTCTTTCACTGATATGCTTAGTTTTAATATTAATTACACAAACAGCATGAGTGTATATTATCCTGCAGGTTTTGGCAGATTCATACGTCAACCACTAGCACAGGGTTTGGATATTAGTTTCAACTTAACAATCAGAGCGACAAGCGATCAATACGACCAAATCAAAGATGATTTTTATGGTGATACAGACCAACCTGCGGATGGGCTTACGAGTATAAATCCACCTGCGAATAACGAATTGAAATTAGAACTATCTGAGGGATCTGGTTCTGGTTTAAGGAATGCGGACATTTGGCTTGATAGCGCAGTGTTAAACGACATGAGTGAAGCGTTTAATGTTGAAGGTACGAATCTTGTTGACTTCACAGTTAGCGGTATCGCATTTCAACCAAAATCAAGCATATTTGTTCAATGGTGGTCTGGAATAAGATCATAGGGGGAAATAAAATGTTTCAAAGTAGAAATGGAAAAACAGGAATGAAAATACAACTCACAGAATCAAAACAAGAAGTAACTATAAACGACGGTTTAAGTTATGGGGCTCACAAACTATGTCTTGCTGAGGCACTGATGAATGTAAAACGAAATCCTTCAAAAGACCTAGACGTAGAGTACGGTTACAAACTCATGGAATTATCCACAGGGTTGCAAGAAAAACAAATAGACTCGTTATCGATGTCTGATGGTAAAGAATTGTACAATGCAGTGATGGATTGTTTCAAGGCTGACAGTGAAGGCGACAAAGAAACACCCGAAAAAAAACAAAAATAATCCGGGCAGTAATGAGCAATAACCATAATCTACTGCCCTTAGAGTACAAAGAGGTTTTTATCAAAATGCGTTTAATATCTGATGGACATTGTGCGCCACCAAAGTTTGAAGACGAAACATTGAGCAACATTAACAAAATAATAATTATTAAGAAGTGCATAAATTTAAGCAAAAAACTGAAATAAAATGGCTGACGAAATACAAGCGAAGATAATATTTGACACATCAGGTGTTGGTGGGGCTTCAGGCGGTTCTAATAAGAGGACAATGGGTGATATAGAAAAATCACTTAAGAAACTAGCACAAGCAATCGGCACTCGTGGCGGTGGCGGTACTGGAACACTTATCGGTGCAATGAGTGCACTTGTAAGATCGAGTTTTTTACAAGCAGGTTTAGCTGCACTTCCTATTGCGCTTGACCCTTTCGCAGGTCAGACTGCTGTTGATTTCGCAGGTGGTGCTGTTGCAGGAGCAGGTGGAAGTGACACAATAAAAGACCGTGAAGACTTGAACGATGCTATTAAAACAGAAGGCGAAGAACGTAGTGAGGCTGCTCAAGCTGCAGAATTGGCAGGAGATAGTGCGGAACGTCTTGATGGAAGTTTAAGCGATCTTGGCGGTAAATTATCTGATGGAACGATAACTTTTGAAAATCTCGATCGTGCCGCAGGGGAAGTTGCTGGTTCATTTGTTAGTTTGCTGAGTGATATCGCAAGTGCAGGAAGAGCTTTTAGAAACCTCGAAAGTAATGGTGGTGGAAACTCTTCTAATTTCACAGTTGACCCAACACTTAGTGCTTTACAAGCAGGAATACAATCTGGTGAAATAACTGCAGTCTCAACACTTAACGGACCATTGACTTATGTGTCTTCAAATCCGTTCCAGAGTTTATCTTCATACACTAAAAACAGGCTTAACACAAGCACTTTTACATCATCAGCATCAACGAAAGGAAGCTCATCATCAAATAAATTTACGAAATAAAATGGCGATACAAAAACCTGAGATATTATTAGAATCAGACGATGCGTTAGAGATAGCAGACCTTGATAGTGTTCTATATTGTACAGTTCCATTAGCGAATGAAGTATTCAGTTTGTCTATACCTTTTGGAGACTCTGCAAAGAATAGGGTTTCAAATTACAAAGGGAAAGTGAGAACGATTCTATTAGGCGGAATCCATAGCGGTGCAGGTTATAGTGGAGCTGATCCTGCTGCAAAGATTAACGCATTCATTGCCGATGTTAATGATTGGGCTAATGTAGGCGCTCAGACCAGGAGACGACTTAAGGACGTATTTGGAAATCAATATCTAGTATTCTGTACTAACTTCACCTGGAATTGGATTGACCGAGAAATGAACCAGATTTCATACTCATTTGTATTCGTAGAGGGGGGAGACTTCGTTCTTGATCTGAGCGATTTCTCATAAATATAATGGCATGGTTGCATAAAGTAGAGATCGAAGGAACGAATGTAACAACACCTTATGTTAAAGATTACAATATCAACCTTGGTCGTGACTCTGACGACATAGACGATTCTGAATTAATTTTTATTTCCGATATTTTAACCACTGATCTTCTAAAACATTATGCCACAGTGAATGTTTGGAGAGGCACAGTAACTTCTACAGATAGAAAACTATTCACTGGTTTCATTACCGACATAATAGAAGATAACGGTGTTGTTAAATGCACGATACGACCACCACAATGGAACCTAAAACGACAATTAATCTCAGAAGTATTCGATAGCGGTTCTTCAGAAGGCGGTGTCATAGGTAACATTTGGGAAACTATTGCAGGAGGAGAAGACGGTGAAATTACGGTCTCTGCACAAGACACCACAGATTATCCATTACTATTATTTTATGTTTGCGATGGCGAATCAAGATGGTCAAAAGCGCAAGAACTAAAAAACATTCTAGGGTGGCAGTCTGTTTTCGATTATGCAACTAACACTTACAAATTAGAACCTGAGGGTTTCACAACATATGCAACCCCGTTTACTGTAGGTGAAAATGTGTACAATAATCCACGTTGGAAATATGACTTCGAAAGCCTTGTAAACGATATCAAAGTTAAAGGTGCATTCAGCGATGGACGAACTCAAGAGACGTTCACAGGCAACGGTGTGCTTACTAATTTCATTCTCGGATTCATACCAAAAGACACAGAGGTATATCTTGGCTCTATATCTCAAGCTAATTTACAAGAGTTTGGTGTAGTGAACTCATCCGAAACATTCGATTACACAGTAGATCAAGAAAACAAAACTGTGACTTTCGTTACCCCTCCACCTGCTGACGTTATAATTAATTATTCATATATTGTTCCAAGGCCAGTTCGAAAGAAGAACCAAGTAAGTATTGCGGATTACGGTTCTTCACAAGATCAGAAAGAGTTTAGAACGGTTGTAACAGTGGACGATGCAAAACAGTACGCTGATGCTGTAATAAATACATACTCGCTTCCGTTCATCGAGACAACGATATGGACACAAATAACAAACGATCTATTCCCTGGTAATTTGATAACTGTCATAGACAATATTAATGATGTGACTGCCAGTTTAACAGTAAACAATATAAATTACCAATACCAAAGACCCTATGATGTAATAGACGCAGGTGATAGATTATTCAGGCTTAAAGATTTGTTCAACGATATGATATCCCAAATATCTGAACTAAACAAATCTAAAGATTCGAACCAACAAATCGTTACAGAATTATTAGAATATGATTCGAATTTGGATTTGAAAACAATCCAAGAGCTTTATGTCGCATCACCAAAACCAGGCGTACTATATTGGGGTAGTGAAGATCAAGGAACGTGGGGCGAATTCAATTGGGGCGACGGTACTCCAGAAGATAGAACTCTTGTTATGCGAGTCCCTGGAAACAATGATCAATACGATGATGATTTTTACGACGATGATTTCGTCGACACTACAAGAACAACAGCAACAGTAAATACAACAACACACACGGTGACATTTTAATGGTTAAAAAATTAGATTATGGTGATATCTCAGTAAAGATACTTGTCGGCATGATAGTGGTGGCTTTTGGCGGTCTTGTTTATATGAACATTACTCCAACTTACACGGACTATTTTGTTAATGTCGATGATCAATTCGTTCTTGCTGCAAGGGAGAATGTTAATTTATGGGATGGAACAAGCAAGATGAGAGCAAAGGAAAGAATACTGAATTTCACGGACTACGGAAACACGTTAAAGGTTACTAAGTATGCTGCTTTCAAAGACGATGCTATAATTCTCCAGGAGATATTCTTTAATAAGAATACAACCGATGTTAAACAATTCCCAATACTGCAAAAAATAACGTGCATTAATTGCGCTAAATTCATCATAGCTTTCGAGTACACCAAAATAAAACAAGAGCTTGATGCAGGAACCATAGAATCGCCTTACGAGTTTGCTCCAAGAATGGAACTCACATGGGGTGATGGTTCTTATTTATCTAAAGCGTATAATTATAAGACGACGGGAAACAAGATAATAATTAGATACAGGCCTCAAGAATTAAATGAGGTTTATTATGTTAAACTTGTTGATCCAATCAAAATAAATGTCGAAACTATAAAGATAAAACCAATCTACACAATAGAACGTAAAGGTAAATCTGTGTGCGTTAATAGTGTGGTTGAAAGCCCCTTCATTCTGGAAGCAACGCAAGAGATTAACAAATGTTATCCTATTACTTACTTATTAGATTCGTTCAAAATACAAGACACCTACGACGTTTTCGGTAAAGATATAGTTGCAGAGATCAATGAGAGTATTAATTTTTACAGGTTCTATACGCATGAAACGGAGTTGATTGTAAAATGAATAAA